TCTATTGCCCATACGTTCCATTAACAATGGTACGTGCAGTTGGTGAAGATACATTCCAACCAAAAATTGGTTTTAAAACCAGATATGGAATGGCATCTAACCCATTCGTAGGTGCTACACCTGCTAATGGCCTAGCCGCAGTTAAGACTAACCAATACTACAGAATATTCAGAGTTGACAATATTCTAGGTGCATAAGTCTTAGTACTTAATATTAAAGAGAGGAGTTTCGGCTCCTCTTTTTTTTGTATAAATAAGAGTATGGAAACATTTATACTAACATTATTAATATTCATGTCATTTATAGCTTCAGGCATGTCACTAGGTTTATTATTTAAACCTATCAAAGGCAGCTGCGGTGGAATAAATTGTAGGTGTAAGAATGGCACTAACTAGCAACTTTAATTATCTACAACCTACTGGCTTTAAGTTAGTAATTGATAGAAAAAACTATCCGAACTTAGAGTTCTTTGTTCAAGATTTTACTCATGCTGGTGTCATTATGAACACAGCAGATCTTGGCTATAAGAAAATTGCTGCAATTCCATTTGTAGGTGATAAGCTTACTTATAATGAAATGTTGGCGAATATAATTCTTGATGAAGATATGAAGTCTTATACAGAAATGCATAACTGGATGAGGCGAATTCTTGACCAAGATAACGTGACAGCGCTCGATAGATTTACGAATGCTACGCAACGACCACCTGCACAATCTGATATTACATTGTCTATTTTAAATAGTTCAAACAATGCGATAGCTCAGATTATATATAGAGATTGTATACCAACAGCACTAACTGATATTCAGTTTCAGGCTACAAGCGGAGCTGAGTCATTCTTAACTTTTGGTGCTTCGTTTAGGTTTACTTACTTTGATATAAAAACATTTAATGCAACGACTGGTGCAATTACCGACTCATTTGACGTGACTGGTACTGTAACTGGTTAATATATATTATTGGAGAGATAATGATTGACTTGAAACGAGTCCACGAAATGTGGCAAAAAGACTGTGTAATTGATAACCATCAACTTGATGAGACATCTCGTCAGACACCTGCACTACACTCAAAATATATACAACTCTGGTCAACAGCTAAGCTCGAATTTAAGAGAGCTGAGTTTGAGCAAAAGAAGTTACTTAAAGACAAGTGGCTATACTATAATGGTAAGATGGACCAGATAACAGTTCAAGAAAAGGGGTGGGAGCCTGATCCATTCGAAGGTCTCAAGGTGTTAAAAGGCGAGATGGATTATTACTATGATAGCGATCCTGAGATACAGAAATCTGAAGAGAAAATACAATACTGGAAAACAGTAATGGAAACACTTACGGAGATAATTGATAACTTAAAATGGCGTCACCAAACTATATCGAACATAATCAAATGGAAACAATTCGAGTCAGGAAATTAAATCACGCAACCTTATGCGTTGCATGTGATAGAGGAATAGGTGCAGAACTTAGAGAGTTCTTTTCATTCTTTGTTCCTGGTTATAAATTCATGCCTGCATATCGCAATCGCTTATGGGATGGCAAGATACGATTATATAATCAAATAACTGGAGAGATATCAGCAGGTTTATTTCCTCAAATACTCTCATTTGCAGAAAGTCGTGAATACAAGATAGACATAGAAGAATCGGATTATGGTAGTCCTAATGAAGGAAACAAGATTGATCCTGAGTTTATGATGAAATTTATTAAAGCTTTAAAGTTGCCATTTGAGATAAGAGACTATCAGTTCGATGCAGTATGCACAGGAATACAGCGAAAAAATGCTATACTGTTATCTCCAACAGGTTCTGGCAAGTCACTTATAATATACGTGTTAATGCGTTATCTTTTATCATCTTTCGAAAATGATGTCTTAGTCATAGTACCAACCACCTCACTTGTCGAGCAAATGTACAATGACTTTAAGTCTTATGGCTATAATGTTGAGAGTACTTGTCACAGAATATACTCTGGAAAAGATAAGAATACTTCTAAGCGTGTTATCATCAGTACCTGGCAATCGATATATAGGTTTCAACCTGATTGGTTTAGTAGATTTGGTACAGTCTTTGGTGATGAGTGTCATGGATTTAAGTCTAAGTCACTTACTACGATAATGAATAAGTGCATAGAAGCAGAATACAGATTTGGAACTACTGGAACACTGGACGGTGCATTAACTCATGAGTTAGTGCTTCAAGGATTGTTTGGTAAAGTACATCGAGTCACGAGCACTAGAGCTCTACAAGATAGCGACATGCTCGCTAAACTTTCGATTAGGAGAATTATTTTACAATATGATGAGAAAATTCGTAAAGACTTTGGAAAGAAAACATATCAAGAAGAGATTGAAATCGTAGTAACAAATGACAAGAGAAACGTGTTTATTAAGAACTTAACACTCGACTTAAAGGGTAACACGCTAGTCTTGTATAATTATGTTGAGAAACATGGTAAGCCTCTCTATAAATTAATTAAAGATGAGGCAGAAGAAAAGCGCAAGATTTTTTTTGTATCAGGTGAGACAGCAGCGACTGACCGAGAAGCGATAAGAGCTATCGTCGAAAAACAAAAGAATTCTATTACGGTTGCATCACTTGGAACGTTTAGCACGGGTATAAATATTAGGAACCTTCATAATATCGTCTTTGCATCTCCGTCTAAATCACAGATAAGAGTTTTGCAGAGTATAGGACGAGGTTTAAGAAAGACAGATGATGGAAAGAGTACTACACTGTACGACATCATAGATGATATAAGTTGGAAGTCTAAAAAGAATTTTGGCATACTACATGCCGATGAGAGACTGAGAATTTATGGACGTGAGAAATTTAACCATAAGACTTATAGAGTAAGTTTATGAACATAAAACAATTTAAGCTAACTAATAATGAAGAGATAATATGTGAAGTTATGGAGTGGGACACTGGCGAAGATACCGGTGACATTCTCGTAAAGAAAGCTTTAAGAGTTATTGCAATTGAAGATTATCAAAAAGGGTGGAGGTTCTTTGCCTTTAGGCCGTGGATGGCTTTTCAAGATGATCCCTCATCACTGCAGACGTTAAACTCGTCACACATAATAGTAACTTCAAATCCGTCACCTAATATATTAAAACACTATAAGGCATGCTTACGAGGAATAAACCACGACCTGAAAACAGGTAAAGAAACTGGTAAAAAGAAAACTTATGCTAATATAGATGAAATACAAGATGCACTACGAGATTTAACTGATGATGAAATGGATGACTTTTTGGAACGAAAGTATGGAGCTATTGAAGAACCTATGGATAACATAGACTCCGATGCTGGCAACGTAATTAAATTTAAACCCCGAAACCCTAAGACTTTTCACTAGGGTATACCTCCTACCTCAATATACTCTTCTATTCTATCACAGTTTTTAACAAATGTAAACAGTTATATTTGCGAATGTTTAGATAAAATAACTGTTTACATTTAGGTAAAAAGGGTGTATAATAGAATCATGAAAGGTTACAAAGATGGCACGTAAAAAAAGCATACACTATGTCAATAATTCTGATTTCTCTGCTGCGGTAGTGGAATATGTAGGAAGAGCTGATTACGCTAGAAAGGTCGAAGGTACTATTCCAACTGTACCAGATTATATAGCACAATGTTTCTTAAAGATAGCTGAAGGCTTATCACATAAAGCAAACTTTATAAGATATACTTATAGAGAAGAGATGGTAATGGATGCAGTCGAAAACTGTTTAAAGGCGATAAGCAATTACAACCTTGAGGCAGCAACCAGAACTGGAAAGCCAAATGCATTTGCATACTTTACGCAAATAACTTGGTATGCTTTCTTAAGAAGAATATCAAAAGAAAAAAAACAACAAGAAATTAAACTTAAGTATTTAACTAAGTCTGGTATTGAAAGCTTTATTGACGTAGGAAATGAAGCTGTTGCATCAAATACAGCTGCACACTTCGTTGATACACTTAAAGACAGAATCGCAAGAGTTCGATCAACTGATACTGAAGTTAAAGAACTTGTTAAAAAAGAAAAAAAGAAAAGGAGAGTAAGAATAGCTGACTCAGATTTAAGTGAGTTCATGGAATGAAGATAGCAGTACTTAATGATACTCATACTGGAATACGAAATTCATCTGAAATATTTTTAAATAATGCAGAAGATTTTTATAATAACGTATTCTTCCCTGAATGTGAAAAACAAAATATAAAACAAATACTACACTTAGGTGATTACTATGATCATCGTAAGTTTGTAAACTTTAAAGCGCTAAATCATAATCGTAGAGTGTTTCTTGATCAGTTACGTATACGTGGTATGTCTATGGATATTATTCCAGGAAACCATGATACCTACTTTAAGAACACTAACGAGCTGAACTCGCTAAAGGAATGTCTTGGTCATTATATGAATGAGGTTAACATTATTATGGAACCAAAAGTCATGACTTATGGCTCTCTTAATATAGGTTTAGTACCATGGATATGCCAAGATAACTATGACGTGTGCATGAACTTTATAAAAGAGTGTAAAGCTGACTGGATTGGCTCTCACCTAGAGCTTAATGGATTTGAATTAATGCGAGGTATAAAAAACCATCACGGTATGAATGCTAACGTATTTGAAAGATTCGAGCTCGTGTTAACCGGTCACTTCCACTGCTCATCAAGACAAGACAATGTTTGGTATCTAGGTAGCCAAATGGAGTTCTTTTGGTCTGATGCACATGATCCTAAGTACTTTCACATTATTGATACTGAAACGAGACAAATAGAAAAAATAAGAAATACACATACTTTATTTGAAAAAGTCCTTTACAATGATGAGGAAATGGATTATAATACTTATAGTAAAGATTTTTCTAAGAAGTTTGTAAAGGTTGTAGTTGTTAATAAGACCGATCCATTCTCATTTGACAGGTTTATTGATAACATACAGAACCAAGATATATATGAACTTAAAATTGCAGAAAACTTTAATGAATTTATTGGTGCTAACGTTGATGATGAAGACATGAACTTTGATGATACAACTGAGATAGTTGACACATACATAGATGCGGTTGATACCGACTTAGATAAAAACAAAATAAAAGTTCAGATGCGTGAACTAATGACAGAGGCTCAAGCACTAGAAATATCATGATAATATTTAAAACGATACGCTATAAGAATTTCTTATCGGCTGGAAATTCATTTACAGAAATTACTCTCAATAAACACAAGTCCACCTTAGTAGTAGGTCATAATGGTGCTGGTAAATCGACAATGCTTGATGCACTATCCTTTGCATTATTCGGTAAACCACATCGAAAAATTATGAAGAGCCAACTCGTAAACTCGATTAATGGAAAGCAAACTGTAGTCGAGATAGAGTTTACTATAGGACAGGCTAACTTTAAGATTATACGTGGCATAAAGCCAAACATATTTGAAATATGGAAAGACACTGTGATGATTAACCAATCGTCACACGCTAACGAATACCAGAAGATTCTCGAACAAAACATCCTGAAACTCAATCATAAGAGTTTCCATCAGGTAGTTGTACTAGGTTCCTCTTCTTTCATTCCCTTTATGCAGCTCAATGCTGGACACCGTAGGGATGTTATCGAGGATCTTCTGGACATTAACATCTTTTCAAAAATGAATACTATATTAAAAGAAAAGAACTCCATACTTAAAGACAAGATCGTAACAGTAACTAATAATACTAATATCGTAAAGTCAAAGATAGAGCAGCAATCGAAATATATAAGAGACATTGCCGCACTAACTGAAGAGAATAAAAAGAAATATGAAAAACAAGTCAGTAAAGCTCAAGGGCGAATTCAAAAATTACAAGAAGATAATAACGAGTTAAGTAAGGGTATTGAAAATAACACAGCCTTAGATGAGCTACAAAAACTTCAAAGAAAAAAGAATGACGTAATATCTGAGATTGCACAAACTAAGCAAGAAATGAAATCCATAGCAAAGCGTGGAATGTTTCTAGAAAAGAATGATACGTGCCCCACGTGTGATCAGCCTATTAGTAATAAAGACGCCTTAATGAATAAGGCAAAGAACGAAGCATACCAAGTACAGTCTACACTAAATTTAACACAAGATTACGGTGTTCAAGTTGACAGAAAGATACTGGCAGTTGAAGAAGTAATTGCCGATATTACAGATAAGACAAACTCAATGAATGCTAATAATCGTGAGATACAATCACTGAATGAAAGTAATAATGAGTTAAGAACATACTTGGAAGGTGAAGTATCTGCTGACTTATCTGAAGCGAGAACTGATCTGGAAAAACTTAATAACGATAAAGAAAACTTATTTGAAGAAAAGCTTAAAGTTAATGAGCAGCTCGGATATAACTCTGTTATAGCAGAAATGTTAAGAGATACAGGTATAAAGACTAAGATAATAAAACAGTACTTACCTGCAATTAATAAACTCGTTAATCAATATTTACAAATACTCGATTTCTTTGTACACTTCAACCTTGATGAAAACTTTAATGAAACTATTAGGTCAAGACACCGTGATGACTTTACCTATGACTCATTTAGTGAAGGCGAAAAACAAAGAATTGACTTATCTCTCCTATTTACGTGGAGGCAGATAGCAAAGATGAAGAATTCAGTATCAACTAACCTGTTGGTACTTGATGAAACATTTGACTCATCACTTGATCATGACGGAATTGAAAACTTATTAAAGATACTATATACACTTGATGCTGATAGTAATACATTTATTATATCGCATAAAGGTGATATACTGGATGGTAAGTTTGAATCTAAGATCGAGTTTGCAAAAGACAGAAATTTCTCTAAGATGAAAATTTAACTGTTTACAAATGTTAAAAACTGTGATAGAATATACTATAAAATTAAAAAGGAAGGTTTGTTATGGAACTAAGTGAAAATACGCTGAATGTGTTAAGAAATTTCTCAGGCATTAATCAAAACATGTTGATTAAGACTGGAACAAATATTAAGACAATTAGTGAAGCAAGAAACGTGGTGGCTACTGCCGATGTCACCGAAGAGTTTCCCAAGGATTTCGGCATATATGATTTAAATGAATTTATTGGTGTCATGGGATTAGTCGATGCTCCAAGTTTAAAATTTGAGGATGACTTTGTTATTGTTTCTGACTCATCAGGCAGGTCAAAAGTAAAATACTTTTATGCTGCTGAGGAAACGTTAACTGCTCCTACAAAGGATGTCACTATGCCTGACGGCGATGTTAAGTTTACGCTAGATAACAGCACACTTAATAAGTTAAAAAAAGCTGCATCAACTCTAGGTCATAGTGAAGTATCAATAAGAGCTAAGGATGGTGTATTAAGTCTTTCTGTAGTGGAAAATCAAAATGCTACATCCAATGCTTTCTCTATTGATATAGATGGTGAGTTTAAGCAGGACGCTGTATTTAACTTTATCATAAGTATTTCAAATCTTAAAATTCTTCCAGGAGACTATGAGGTTGAAATATCTTCAAAATTAATAACGCAGTTCAAGAATAAAGAAATACCTTTAAAGTATTGGATTGCACTCGAAAAATCTTCAACATACGGAGCATAATGACATGTCAGATAATTTAACGCAATTAAAGGATCTTGCTAATAAAGCAAGTAGAAGTACAGTAGCAGTTATAGATGCTGTTACTCAGAGAGGTGGATTCAAAGGTGAAGAGCTCTCCACGATCGGTGGGCTTAGAGACCAATGTATTCAGATTATTCAAATTAGTGAGTCAATTCAACAAGAAGATGCGATGAACGATAAGAGTGAGCAAAAAGTTGAACAAAAACCAGCAGAAAAGAAGTAATGAGTACTGAGTTTTTATGGGTTGAGAAGTATAGGCCTAAAACTATATCCGATACAATCTTACCTGAATCTTTAAAACAAACCTTCCAAAAGATTGTCGTCAGTAAAGAACTTCCTAACATGTTGTTCACTGGTACTGCCGGCTTAGGTAAGACTACCGTAGCCCGAGCTCTATGCAATGAGCTCGGCTGCGATTATATATTAATCAATGGTTCTGAGGAAGGTAACATTGATACGTTAAGAACCAAGATAAAACAATTTGCGTCATCTGTCTCGCTACAAGGTGGTGTCAAAGTTGTGATATTGGATGAAGCCGATTACTTAAATCCTCAATCAACACAGCCTGCTCTTCGTGGATTTATCGAAGAGTTTTCTAATAACTGTAGATTTATTCTTACCTGTAACTTTAAGAATAGAATTATTGAACCACTGCATTCGAGGTGTGGTGTATACGAGTTCAATACTTCGAAGAAAGATATGATTGAGCTATGTCAGTCTTTTATGGTAAAATCTCAGTCCATACTAATCAAGGAGCAGATTGAGTATGATGATAAGCCATTAGCTGAGCTGATCATGAAGTTTGCACCGGACTGGCGTAGAGTATTAAATGAGCTACAAAGATATTCCGTACACGGTAAAATTGATACAGGTGTCGTTAGTAATTTACAAGATAAAAACTATGATGATTTATTTGATCACTTGAAAAATAAAGATTTTAAAAAGATGAGATCATGGGTAGTTAATAATATAGATACTGATGCAAGCGCTATTTTCAGAGCGATTTATGATAGGATGGTAGATAAAGTTGCCCCACAATCAATTCCACAGCTCGTGCTTCTGCTTGCAGATTATCAATATAAAAATGCATTTGTAGCTGATCATGAGCTCAATGTTGTAGCATGTTTAACGGAGGTAATGTCAGATGTCCAATTCAGTTAACTTAACACTATACACTCAAGATGATTGTGGTTATTGCCACTTATTAAAAAAGAAACTATCAGACTGGGATTACAGATATAGAGAGATTAATGTTAGTTATGATCTCTTTGCAAAAGACTTTATGAAGAGAAACGGTCATCGTACTGTTCCTCA